GCTTGACGTACTCAGGCTCTTCATTATTGATTACATTATCGTACATAGACATATACAGGTATTGATCTTTATTCTCATACACTGTAATAAATTTTTCAAAGGTTGCCCCAACGTTACCATGATTAACATCAAACGTTTCAAATTCGCTCTCTGGAAATGCAGAAATAGGCACCTCTTGCGAGACACCTAGTTCCTTTAGATATGTGTAATATAGTTTAACGTACTTAAGTGAGGTATCCATACACGTCTTTCCAATTTTTAGCAACGAAGACATCCTCAACAGTACCACGGTTAAAGTCATGGTCAATCATAATACAATCAAGACCAAGCTTTTTACCAAGCTCAACGTTCTCAGGCTTGTCTTCAATCCAAACCATACCACTGTCACGATATTGCTCAAGAGCATCATCCTTGTCAGCACCAGTATCTAGACACACAAGATCTTCAAAGGCAGTCTCACCAAACAAAGCTTTTAGGTTGGCCTCACGTGCCTTATAAGCAGAACGACTAAGGCTCAAACTAGTAATGCAACGGAACACATACCCATGCTCTTCGTGTAACTTCTTAACATACTTAATGGCATCTCGTAAAGGAGCCATGTATTGAATGTCAGCACTTTCGTTAAACATTCGTACAAGCTTCTTACATTCATCTTTGTCAATACCAAAGACTTTCTCCATGTCATATGTACCTTCGGGATACATCTTCATGACATAACCTTGACGTAACATCCACTGGACATATTTACTAACCCAATCGCACAAAACGCCATCACAGTCGGTTAGAATCACTTTATTATTCATCATATATTCTTTCTTAATTCATCTTATATTAACCTTTGTTGACCGTATTGTCAAGGGCTAAATTAATATTTTATCACTTTATTTGGGGTTGAGAAGTTCTTCTTTCTCATAATTGTTTTCATAACAACATCAAACTCATCATTGCGTTGATCATACTTGATTGCAATAGGGATGTTTAGATCCTTCTGCATGTCTTTAATAACAGCTTCGGCACCCTTCATATCCTTAATACTCTTACCTTGTTTAGCATAGATCTTCTTAATGAAGTCAGCTAACTCTTTGAGAGTAATACTAGGGTCATTGCGTTTGTCTGTCATACGATCCGCAAAATGTCTGGTGAAGTTAAAGTCCATGTCAAACTTCTTAAATAACTTATCCACAACCTTCTCAAAGTCTTTCATGACCTTGGCTGTTACTGTGGGTTCTTTGGCTTCTTGTAGGTGTTCAGCAAATGTTAGCATCAGTTCCACTCCACTCCCTTTGGTACATATTTGGAGATCTTCATACGTATCTGTTTATCCAACTTGGCTACAGGAATAGCTCGTGCACCCTTACGCTTAACATAGAAGTATTCAGCATCCTTTAGATATTGACCACCCTCGGTCTTACCCTTCATGCCAATCTTTTTACCGCTCTTGCCAGACTTAACGAGTTCACTGTCTACACCAACCTTATTGAATGCAAACACGATATCTCCGTCCATATACTTCTTAAGACCGTTACCCATGTTCACAATATCATTCATGGTGGCAGAAGCACCTCTATGAGTGTTGACAAGAATGTCAGTAGGAACCACACGATCCCTCTTCTTGTTCTGTGCCTTAGCAACCTCAATATCATTAACTACCCACACAATGTGAATGCTTTTCTTATCATACCCTAGGGCAGATACTTGACGTGTAATGTTATTTAATTTCTGTAGATCCTTTAGCGTAACATCAAAAATAATATTAGGCTTACGATCAGGGGCAGATGAAAATACAGAAGCAAAGAATGCCGCCTGTTTCTTATCTGGTAGGTTTAGAAGGTTTGAGATGATATCGTGCATGGCACTTACATTACTTGCCTTCTTGAGGTTACCACCGATCTTAGCCAAGTCTTGGCCTGTCTCAGCCTTAACCTTAGCAATAATCTTAGGTGCTTTGGCGGCGGCAGTCTTAAGAGCATCCACGTCAAAGACTTTACCTTCAAGTCCAACTAGATTATCCTTAACAAAACCTTTACCAGATCCCGCTCCGCCCGCCATGATTACAACGTTGCCAAACTTTGGATATGCCTTACCACCAAATGTAATAAGCTTTTCAAGAAGAATATCAAAGTGTGCTTCGATATACTCCTCGTCTATTACTTCGGCTTCCGCCATATAATTTAAAAACTCTCTCAACGTTATTCTCCACAGATGATTTACATCTATTTATACGATTACAAACCCAATAGTCTGCCCACTTCACCTTTTGTGGTTGGTAATGCTTTACCATCATTCAAATGATCTACGATCTGCTCAAAATAAAATGCTTCGTCTTCGGGTAGAAGTTCAGCACAATCTCTAAAGAAGTTTCGTAGTTTCATATCAGATGCACCGTCATCCAACTTGGCACGGTGCATTTTTCCATTTCTTTGATTGCTCATGATTAAGCCTCACACACGTAAGGCTTGTTCCATTTACCGATATTGATATCAACATAGTGAGCAACGTGGAAATAGTCAGTCATTATATCACTCTCATCAAACCAATTGGGACCTTTCATGGCATCAACAAGCTCAGTCAATACTTTTGAACCTTTGCCGTATGTCTCAGGGTAGTGAGTGTTCACTTGGATATAGCCATCACACTCATACATAGGAGTGCCACGACGATCAGCAATCTCTTTGTTCTTCTTGTTAGCTTCAGCAATGAAGTCGATACCGCCCTTAGCGATATTAAGAACTAGAGTAGAATGGTGACGAATAGACAAGCTACCTTTAAGACCGTACTGTTTAAGGATACTTTTGATCTTAGGAGCTAATGCTTTTTTGTCTTCTTGTGAAATATAAGCCATGTGATTCTCGCTTTCTTTGTTTCTATACTTACTTTATAGCTGATTCGGATTGCTTTGTCAACCCTTTTATTTCAATAAATAAGTCTTCTGGCATTGAGCCAAGACCAACAGCAGTTCTGGTCTGGCAGTAATGAGCGTAATCTTTACACTCATTGACTGATGGGAGTTCGTAGGCAGAAGGGAAAAATTCTAACATATTAAGATCCTGTTACCAATTCATATGAACCGTCTGCTTGCTTATCAAAACCTTCCACATATCTGTGGTGGTTGTCTTGCTCAATAGCAGACTCTGTGATCAAGTATTCGGCGGCTCTCCAGAAGTCTTTGACAGTGTTACCGATAACATAGGCTTTGTAGACAATCTTTTCGGCAGTGTTATTCAAGATCTCATCAATAGTGGCATCTTTAGAAATAACTTCGTAAGTGATTTTCTGTTGACCGTCACCTTTACAATGTGAACCTTCCCACTCACCTTCATACATCTCTTGATCAAGGCTAGTGAACTCTAGGTCACAAGACCAGATTGAGTTGTAGTTCATTTCGTTTTGGTGGAAACCGAAGTATTCATCTTGTTGGTCATATGTCATGTGATTCTCACTTTCTTTTGTCTATACTAATTTTATAGCATATCGATTCGGGGTTGTCAAGTACTAAATCGCAAGTATTAGATTCATTTCATCAACAATCTCTTGGTATTTGGCAATCTTTTTCTCAATTGCATACTTCTTCATTTTTACTGATGAAGTGTTACCGTAAAACTTAGTTAGTAACTTTTCTAACTTTTTGATTTCATTTTCATACTGTTCTATCATTCGATTTACCCTTCGTAAGAAGTAGTTATTTTATTCCAAGCCCAAGTAACAAAGTTACCTAACTCGTCACCCTCTTGGATACCAACGTTAAAAGCACATTCTTTAAACGCAGAAGTAATCTCTAGGTCAGGACACATATCGATTAATTCACAAGCCTGATCATAGGCATTTTGGTAATTAGTATTCATATTAAACTCCTTTTATAGCGGCTTGCGCTACTTCATTAAACTCAGCATTGGCAATCAAAAGATCCAAACGATCTTTGATCTCTATGATTTCGTCATGACACTTATCCATGTCAAATGCCGCATCATTACAAGCACCAGTAAGTGTCTCAATGATTTTGTCGTTATCCCAATCATAATCACCACTCAGGGCATTAGATAGAGCACGTTCAGCATCACGCTTACACTCTTTAAAGTTAGTGGAGCAGACGATCAGGTCATCCATTGTTTCTTTGATGATTTCTAAGTAAGACATTAACGAATCCTTTCTGAGATTACATACTATTAATAGCATGTGATTCGTCTAATGTCAAGTACTATTTTCCGATATATTCATGGGAATAGCATATTCTATTCATATGCTTTTGTAGTCCTTCAGCAAATCCGCCATAGGTACTAGAATTAGTTTTATAGTCAGGTCTGGCAATACCGTTCTTTGATGTGCCTTTCCAAGCATCATTTCTATTACAGTATTCGCCTAGTCTAGGGTGACTTGTTTTGAGAAAGAATCTTTTACCTTCTGCAACGTGCATATCACCTAGGGCATCCATAAGTCTGGCACCAATACCTAGCCCTTGGAACTCTGGAAGTATCACAACTCTATGTGCTCTCCATGCATTCTTAAGACTGCCCGAAGGCATGCTTAGGCTAGAAAGAAATCCGACAAGTCTGCCGTTCCATGTTGCGATCCAACAAGATGCACCTTTGTGGATGTTGTGGTCGAGATAGTGGTGGTCGCTGAAGTGCGTCCAGATGTCTCTGGTACAAGGTAAAATTTCCAGAACGATATCTGGCCTTTGATACCCCCTTGTGGTCAGCTTACCAGTCTGAGTATCAAATACCCAATCTGGTTGCAACCACTCAATAATGTCATAATGACAAGATGAAAATACAATGTTCTTTAAGTTGTGTCTCTTAACATATCGTGAGATAGCATTAGAACAACTCTTGGCAACATCTCTGTCGATAACAGATGTGAACTCATCAACAACAATGTTGCTGTCTAACTGTCGAGCTAACCTAGCTCTAAACTGTTCACCATTAGATAGTACATGATAGGGACGCATCCAAGACGGTACAGAGTTAAATCCAACAGCACCTAGTCTGTCCTGTACGTCATCGATGTCATCGAAATGAGAAGCAATAGATTTGTTATCAAACCAATAAGGTTCATACTCTTCACCAAACTCTTTCAGTAAAGTAGTCTTGCCAGATCCCGAAGGTCCCACAATTAAACCAATACCAAAATCAGATAGAACGGTTTCACGATCTAATGAATTAATCTCATGAGGATGGAACGTAGATGTTCCGTCAAACTCATAGTCGAAGATCTCGCTGATCTCATCTGTGATCTTATCACGTTCTACTGTTACCTTCATTTTCGCTTTCCTCTCATCTTTGGGTTATTAGCCCAATATATCGTGTTGGGTGGTAGGATCCCATGCATAAACCAAGCGTTACCAAAATGTGGTGCACCACCACCTGTGAAGTCTACTCTATTATTGTAGACTAAACATGACATACCGTAGTCCATGAACATCTGTCCACGTTTACCACCTTGGAAAGATGCTACAGGTAGGAATAACGCAAATGGTTTCCCTAACGAATAGCAGTGTTCAATGAACTTATCCTTTAGACTATAAGGTGGGTTAGTAATAATCCCATCAAACACGTCATCAGAATTGCATTCAAAAAAGTCTCTTCCCCCACTTCCAACCACATTATAACCGAATTTAACCATTCCGTCAAGTATGTTAGAAGAGATTCCAGAAGTTGCTTCATAGTAAGTCTTATCCTTATCTAAATATTTAAGAAGAGGAATGATCTGATCTGATGGAGTATAACATTCATCACTCTCAGCATTCGTTCCTGTCCTCTTTAGCATATCTAGGCTTGTCAAATGAACCATTCCTTCTAGTTTGGTGTTCCCTATAGGATTCGAACCTATGACCTAGTGCTTAGAAGGCACTTGCTCTATCCAACTGAGCTAAGGAAACTAAATCTGTGGTATGCGAGAAGAGTTCTCAACGTCAGATATTGTAGTACGTTTAATATCCTTTGGTATAACTCCGCTCTATCTCGCTAACGGCAAACTCGTGCCGAGATACTTCCATCGAGCCTTTTGTTGTGACTGCAACATCACTTCTCATCATATGGGATTTGCTAACCCATATTATCTGGTGCTACCCAGAACGTCCTAGTCGTGTTCTCCACCTTCACCACGCAGTGTATAAAAGATCTGCGGTTTACGTTTAGCGGCTTCGAACACCGATACTGTTATAAAGATCCCACACAATAGCAATGCGTGAAACAGAATATTGATACCCAAGTACATCCATGTACCTGTCATTGCCGTGAATACGATACACCACATCCATGCAAGTATTTGCATAACGAGATGACGTACTCTCAAATCTTTGATGTTAGACAATGGATTTCTTTCATGATCCATCACTAAATTCCACCAATCCATAATAAAACTTGTCATATTAACTTCCTATACTTTCGTCTCTCTTTTTTATTCAAAGGATAGACGAATATGTGTTTACCTTCACTATGGACATACTCTGCTTCACCATTCTCCAACTGCTCTTTGATCTTCTGAGCATATGGTTTCAAACGTCTTTCTCCGTTCACAGGTTGATAGTATGTCCTAATAGTCTTCTCATGATAGAGACGATTATTACCTTTAATCTTTATCGATCTACCCTTGGCTGTCATGCCTAGATGATAGAAGTTAGATGCATGGTATATAGTTCCAACGTGACCTTGCATGGTATCTGCATAACTCACTACTACTTTACAATCAGTCTCTGCCTTCAACCACTTAATAGTTTTCGCTATAAAGTAGCTTTCAGTGTTCTTGGGAGTATCGTCAATACAGCATAGTCTCCTTAGTTCTACTACGTCTGTCTCTACTTCACCATACTTCTTCCAAACACTCGCCATACCTAAGTAGGCGTAAATCATACAACCAATCATTTCGGATCCTCTAAACAGTCCAAAACAATATCGTGTAGCCAAACCATTTGTATTCTTGGAGTAGTGCCAATTCTCTACAAATGGTGTGGCTTCCTGTATGGTTATCGGAGCTACTGTATACTCCGTGACGCTCATTATTTTACAAATTCAGTTGTGTAAGTAACACCGTCAATTTTCCAATTAATGATTGAGTAATCATACTCAGTACGCTCAATGGTACGATAATAAGTTACGTAATCGCAACGGTTCTCAGTTCGGTATCCTGTGACAACCTGTCCAGATTTTGGTTTAGCACCTTTATCGGCACCAACAAGACCACCAAAGATAGCTCCTGCGGCGGCACCTTTATCGTCACCTGTAACACCTTTACCAACAAGACCACCAAGGATCATACCAAGCAAGGCTCCACCTGCGGCATCTCCTTCTTGTGTAACATTACCATATACTGGAACGTTTACATTCACACACTCTTTCTTTGTGTATGGTTCACTGTCTTGTACAACTTTATAATAATCTTGAATAGTACCGTTAATTGGCGTTGCATTGTTTGCCTTTGCACTTGTCGCAGTAAAAGCAATTAGTATAGCGGCGGCACCAATAGCCAAGTAGCCTAATTTATCATCATTCATATTATTCTCCTTAATCATTAATCTTGCCTACCCATACGTTCAGTTGCACCAAGGCTCCATCACGGTTTGTAATCATATAATCAAGTTTCGCTTCAGAAAGAGCTTTTTTAAGTTTTAGTAATTGCTCTGGATCTGCTTCGTAGTCGATTAAGTGATTCGGGTATGCCATTTGATTCTCCAATTTACCCCTCATATTAGCATTTGTCTGAGGGGTTGTCAAGTGTTTATGTTGTTTTAATATCTTCTACAACATACTTTATTCTAGACGGATATTCTCCTAGGTATGTTCCTGCTTCTAGCATATCCTTTGTTATATAATGTTTATGCATGTGCTCAACGTCATCGAACACTTTAAGTAGTTTCTTAGTTAGCCTATCAAAGATAACATCTTCAAGTATTGGCTCATCGTCAACGTAGTATGCATAACATGCCATCAGATACCAAGGGATTAACATGTTGTCGTTCCTGTCGGTTACATCTGAGTACTTTTTGTATATGCTATCTAGGTTGGGGGATTGGGTGTTTTGACCAGTCATCGTGAGGGTCATCCTTCTTGTTATCGAAGGATTGGTCTGAATCGGTCATAGTTAATGATCCTTCTTTAGTCGCTTTATTATTTATATAATAACAAACGTTCTAATTGATGTCAAGGAGTAATAATAGTGACATTTTTGGGACACTGCATTTTAGCATTAGCATGCTTGTGGTGTAGCCTAAATTCTGTATCTGGAAATTCATTAAACAACTGAGGCCAAATACCTCTCCAATTGTTTGCTAATCTATTATTGTTTATATCACCACGATCTGATTCGAGATAGAAGTCTGTAGCACTTGTCATGTCAAAGTCAAAGATAGAGTTAAATCCAAACATGTTACATACTTTTGGTTTCCATCTACTCACACCATAGTGAGTTGCTACATGTCCACAATTAAAATCTGTGGCATTACGTGCATATGGTGGTACTTCTAGATAGAAGCCTCGTATCTGTGAGGCATGCTTCATGTAAAAGCTAGAGTTTTGTTCCATGTGGATCTTAGGTCTGTTACCAAGTATCCAATGACCAGGAACTGTTACACTTCCTTCTTGGATTGCTCTCATCATCTTGAAGTCAACCATAATAGTTGCAAATACATTCTTCACTTCAAATGGTGGTAGATTACACGTTAGGCGAATGCCCTTTTGATCTTCCTTGAAATATCCAGCGGACTGACCATTACCAATAACATTAACAATATCTTCAGACATTCATCATCTCTTTAATTACTTCTTTACCCTTACCACCTGTCCAGTGCACAACCTTAGCACTCTCATATCCTGGGTACTCATCTTGTATATCTAGGCGTAGAAAATTGTACATAGGTGGCAATGTATTCATGTGAGTAATCTCTCTAATAGGATCCCCACCTAACATCCAGTTCAATACTTCCTGATCCCCAACTTCTTTTGTCAAGCCATCTTGAATGTATCTAGCCCATTCGGATAGTACTGGTGGAACACCTTCAAAGCCCACAACACCACTATTATACCAAGTTCCACGATTAGAACGGCGTGTAGTCCAAGGACGATCAATAGCCATAGTAAGTTTATTGGGTGTGATGTGATTAAAGATCCCATCTAGATTGCCCTTGATGTGGCAGTCGGTATCAATCCAAACAACCTGATCTGCAATCTGAGACGCATCTATCATCGCTGCAGGTTTCTTAAACCAACCTTCCAAATCCTCTCTGAATGTATCGAACTCATATACAGCCAATTGTGCATCTTGATTGTGTAGAGTAAAGTTCTCTTCAAACCAAGGTAGCATCCAGTCTGTATTCTTATCACAACCTGTTATATAAAGTTTATTGAATTGTTTACTAGATAATCCCATAGTCTTCTCCGTTTCCATAATTATGTTTGGCTAAACAACCTGTCTCATTCTGAATAGTTGTAAAACTATCTTCACAATCTACAGGCCATGGGTAGTACTCTTCAATCCATGGAAATAATCTATTGTTAAGATAAACGTCTGTTGGTTGTGCATTGAATACTGTCTCGGCAATGATAGCTTCAGCACCCTTGGGTGTAATAGCATACGCATGTGCTCCGGGTAAGTATTGTTTTGAAACCAATTTACCAAGACCTAGGTTAGGTATGAGGTATTTACCATAGCTTGGTTTTCCAATGTTCACAAGTCCGTTGAATGGCATCTTAGGAATGGGTGCTTTAACAACAGCATCGTGTTCGAATATGATAATAGATTCGTCTAGCTCAATACACTTCTTCCATAAAAGAAAATGTGATAGGAATGCGGATACACATCTATCATATCTAGAGTATTTCTCTAAGAAGTTCTTTACAGGAACTCCGTGGTAATGTGCCAAAGAAAACACTTCAGTTGTTTCTGGTGTTATAGCATCAAATGCTTCTATACTATCATCATTATGCTTTTTAAATGATTTGATGCAACGATCAGACATCTCCACACTCTGTGGATTATCTTTTATTGTGATAACAAATGCTCTCATAACGTAGTCGTACTCCTAGTACGTTGAATTGTAGTGTAATACTTCTTAGTCACACCTATATGCTTTATCATCTGTCTACACATTATAGCATCATTAGGCCACAGACCATACTGATAGGATGCTCTCAGCAAATCATCAGCCCCATCTGGTGTTAGTATATATGCACTGTTTCCAGCGATACCTTGAGGCACACCCCAACCATCTATATGGGGAACTGGTTGTATAACTTCTTTTCTGTTCTGTATTATATCATGGAATTGTTGTGACTTACGTGTTGCTCCTAGTGGAGAATTAATACCTATGATATTAAATCCCTTGTTTAGGTAGGTCTTAACGTTAATCTTGTCTGTAAATATTGCATCATGCTCTAGTATAAGCATAGGCGATTTGTTTCTAGAACATCTATCCCATAATCTAAAATGACTCATTGAACATGCCACACGAGCATGTCGGTTAGCCGTTTGATATGCCACCTTCCTAAGTCCAGAGGCCATGTCATGGATCTCACCATCCCAAGGCCAATTCCATGTAAGCTTGTATGCCTTAACCCACTCTTCAACATCTTCTGGTGTGGTAGCTTCAAAGGTCTTTACTCTAAATTTATTATCCAACTTAGCTGAAGATGCAATACAGTTAGCGGCGGCAGTTTCACTTAATTCATTACCCTTTATGGTAATAACAAGGGCTTCCATTATAAAATACCCCTTTCCACTAATGCTCTATAGTTTTTGATCTTCTCTTGCTTAGGTCCTGTGGGTGTAATCTTTGTACGCACATGGATCATTCCAGCGTATTGTGGATATTCTAGATAGTTGTCATAGCACCACTTTGGATGTAAGAACTGATCATCGGATATCTTAACACCTGTTCTAAAAGCAAGTGTATGAAAGATGCCTTCGTCTTCCCACTGATATGGTTGATTGTACGCATTCATCCAATTCTCATTACCACCTAATCCAGATCTCAGCTTTTGACGTAATGCTCTATCCATCTTGTAGATAGCACCACCCCAATAAGGAGCTTCCATGGATCCTTGGAAAGAGTGTTGTCTCACCAACTTGGCATGTAAATTCTGTTGAATAGGATTGTATAAACCAACACCCACTTCATCAAATATGTTCTTATTCATATTCTTTGGTACAAACATGTCAATGTCTAACATTAGAACATCATCATAATCATCATACTGTTCGTCGATCATGAACACCTTCTGACAAGGTGCTGTTAGATGATCACGGAATGGCATGCCTTTGACAAGTTGATAGTCTGCACCAACATCTTTTGCATAATTTTGAATGTTTGTCATAGATAGAAGATCTAGTTCACGTAGCTCTCCATCGAAGTGTTGTAATATTATATTAGGCATTCTTCTGTAACACCGTAAAGCCAACATTAACAACTCCACGTTCAATGATGCTCCACTCGGAGTTCTTTTGGCAGAACCTCTCAAGACAAGCTTGTAGTTCTGGAACTGTGTTTGTGTCGTGTGCTACAATATACTTCCTAGCAAGAGGAGCATGTAGGTCTAATTCTTTTGTCATATGGTAGGCTTTGTGAATACTATCGATCAACAGCATATCTACTTGTCTACCCACAGCACCCAAACCTGCACTATCAACTTCTTTAATAACTAACTGAATGCCATTCTCTCGTGCATAGTGTTCTGCATGGGGTTGACAGAATTTGCGATAACGATGCATATCAATATCAACACCTTCTACATAATCAAAACCACTGAGAAGTGCATTGGCTAATGTGCCACCTTGGTGTGTTCCTAGTTCTCTATAACTGTCACAATCTTTAGCATAGAACTTGATAGCATCATGTTGACCACAGTAATCATCTCCATGTTCTCCCTCTTGACCACTACGGATCTCATCATAAAATTCTACCAAATTCTTTACATGGCCTAGTTCAACATTAATCATATTAGTTCCTTTTTCGTCATAGCTTCCATTCTTCCACAGGTTTATCAGCAATCTTCTGCATCTTCCATATAGGAAAGTCTCCTTTACCTCTTATTTGTACGTGAACAAACTTAGTATCTTTTGTTCTTAAATCAAGTACAGGTCTTGGATCTTGTGTTTGTGGCACATAGCTTACTGAACTATTCCACTTATAGTCTAACAATCCCCAATTGACACCACACATCATTATATTTAAGTAGTTCTGATCAAGTGTATAGAATTTAGGAAATCTATTGGCTCCACTTATGTAAAGTGCAACAGACAGAGGAAAGTCACCAACAAGGTCACGAAACTTCTTTCGTCCCTCTTTGGAGTACAAGACAACGCCAGAATTAAATACTCTTACCCTACCACTTTCAGTTCTTGGCACAGTCACCCCATATGTCTGTTTAGCCCATTCTGCCCACTCATCATCTCTAGCACCAGTAATACCACCAACATTATATTTGGCTCTTGCTTCTGGTTGGTTCCATTCTTCGGCAAGCAATAGATCGTGATCATCCATCTCATCAAAGATGTTATCAGTAAGGCCATCAATAGGAATGATATCACAATCTGCAAATAGGATATTGTCATACTTATTAAACTCAGGATCAATCACTGGACGAAATGCGCCATAGTATGGAGATAGTGTGGTGTGTATCCAATTTGGATTGTTATCAAAAATGTACTCAGCACCAATTCTTTCAGCATAGGCTTTCATGAGTTTAACCCCTGCCCATATGCCAGTAGTTACATTCCCTTGATAGTATTGATATATTAGATTAGACAATTTGCTTTAGCTCCTCTACATTCTCACCTCTGTTAGGAAGCTTATCCTTAAGGAAGAAGTGGATAAAATGTGCTTCTTTCAAATAGTCATTAGGAATTGCAGTATACAATGCATTGAACTTATAGTCAAGATGTTTTACACTGATCTTATTCATGTTAATAAATGTGTTAAGCAGTGTCTGATCTGTTGACCACTTCCACGTACCCTTACCATCAACGAATGCTTTAAACATAGGTTGGGTGATCCACTCTTTGGGTGACATACCATTTAATTGTTTTGAGAACGATTTATTCATGACCATCATGCCCATATTCATAAACGCACCACCATTAGGATGATCGAAGTCGAAGTCCATACCTGACTGACCGTCAAGAGAACTATACTGCATTCTAGAATAGTTACGGATCTTATTAGCGTATTCGGGAGTGACTGGCATCTCACGTTCATAGACACCTGCGAAGTCGTTATCACCTATCTCATCAAATACATTGGGAGAGTTCTCACGAATGTAGATGTCACTGTCAATGATAGCTATCTGATCATACTCAGGGAAATACTCAAAGGCATTCTCTTTCTCAAAGATAGGAAGGTATCCTAAACGAGAAGCACCCTCACTACGATTAGTAGTAAAGGGATCTGGTTTGATAAACAGTTTGGGCATTGTCTGTAAGATATAATCGGCATTAATGCTTTCTGCATATGCCTTTACACTTTCAGTACACCAATCGTATAAGTTAGATCTTGCCCCAACATACACTTGATAGATTAATCTTTTCATAACAAACTTTCATAATTACTTCTTGGCGGCGGCGTTAGACTTGATAGCGGCGGCACCAAAGAATGCCGCAATTATTCCTGCAACCGCAATGAAATATACGCCCGCCATATCTCCTAGGATTTTAGCGGCACTGTCTACTCCAAACACAACGGCTAGGATAACTGCAAACGGATATCCAAGCATTCCCACAAGACAAAACCAAGCCATTTGTCGTTGGGCATCTTCTTTTTTATCTTCGTTTTCGAGACGAATCATTCTCTCTTGACGAGCTATTTCTGCGTCTGTGATAACACCATCGTTATTACTGTCTGCCTTATTAAGGTCAGAGTCTGCGCATAGTACCTTTGGTGTCACCCCGAACGAATTTGGTTTCTGTTCCATTGATTTCTCCTATAATAGCTTTAGCCAATACACATGCCTTAGACGGTCTAGTACATTGCTTTACAAAAGCTCTTAAACTATCTATATCACTTTTACATGACTTATTAGACTTACGCATAACTTCATCAAATTCAGTACGTAGGTTTAAGATGGAGAAGATATTCATTTTCCTAGTTTCCAATCAGTCCAGTTGTTTAAACAGTAGAATGAACCAAGCATCCATACAAGGTTCATCTTCCCATTCCGTTTACGTTCCCATTGTTTAATTGAGAGTGTTTTTCTTTTTGTCATTCCAGTAGAGATCAATTGTCTCAAGTAACTTGGGGACCCAAGTATCACGGTGTTCTTTATATACGACAGGTTCATGTCCATCTACATCCATTATTGTTACAAGGTTTGTGATAGGCATTCCAGTTCTTTCTTCCCACATAATTGCATATGCGGCTTCTTGTGCAAAATAACTTGTTACCCATTCACGTTTCTTCGGTCTTTTACTCGTTTTAAAATCAATTATACTAGGCACACCATCAAAGTATCCAACGCAGTCAACTCTACCTGCCACACCAAGATGTTTGGAGTAGAGTGGAGCTTCTTGAATAAAGATGTCGCCAATACGCTCATCTAAGATGGGCATAAGGTTCATCCAACTTTGTATTACATCTAATGTATATTTAGTTGGATCTATGTTTTCATTATCTAAATACTTTTCAACAATGTCGTGAACTGCCGTACCTCTTGTAGAAGCACGATGCGAAACCCTATTAGCTTCCTCTTCACCTACTTTTTTTCGCCATTTTGCGATTGAGTCCCGACTGAGTATTGATAGCACAGTGGTGATACTAGGATATCTATTACCTTCTGGACATACATACGTTCTACCAGTTGATGCGGTTTCAGCAAGTAAATCTTCATACCCTAAGTCCAGTGGAGTGTGATTGAACTTCCTCATTCTTTATATCTTTCACTTTCTTCTCAATAGGTTTAATACGGAAATCTTTATTGATTGCTTTCGTCTTATTCCTATTCATCTTCTTGTTTCTTGGATCGTACCTAGCAAATTTAGCCATTACCTTATTCCATTCATTTCCTTAGTCATTATATAGTCTCGTACAATACCTGATCGTACAATGTCTTTCCAATCAAAATTTACAGTCGTGAAGTCTCTCATCTGCTCAAGAATATTCAAAAAAGGTGGCAGTCCATTCTTCTCGTCTTCAAAGCGGAAATCCGACTGATGGAAATCTCCGCAGAAGATAATCTTACAGTTGTTGCCAATACGAGTGATAACCGAATCCAACTCGTGAAAGGTCAAGTTCTGCATTTCGTCAACGACAATAATCGTGTCATTTAATGTAATACCACGAATGAATGACGTACTTTCAAACGCTATGCTGTTAGAAGCCTGTAGCTTCATCCATGCCTGATTGTCTTGGAACAACTCAGTTAGGATACCCATATAGGGTGATGCATACGCTTGTTTCTTTTCGTCTTCATTTCCTGGCAAAAACCCAATGTCCCTTGTTGGAACAATAGATCTTATAACTGTTAGTTTATCATATTCTGTCTCTTTGTCAAGAACTTCTTCAAGTCCTAAAGAGATAGCAAGAAAAGTCTTACCTGTTCCTGCTGATCCTGATAAAACAAGATTGTCTCCTTCTTCCCATGCTTCACATGCTAGTGCTTGATTGTCGGTAATATGTTCAAATTCTGACATGTTATCCAAACGTAGGATCATGCTCTTGGTAGTCTGCTTCCGACTCATGTTTTAATTTTACTTTCTCGTCCCGCATGTTTATGCATATTGTTTAGATGATCTTTCCAACCATCTGATGTTCTAGACAACGTACCACCTGTTTGTGCAACAATCTTGGGTGTTGATAAAGCTTGAACTAAGTTGGGGTTTTCTTCGAGATAGTCTTGTAGAGCACCAAATGACATTACGGTATCCCACTCTTCACCGCTATGCTTGTCTCTTATTGTATATACTGGCGTGATCCATCCATTATCTGTTATGCTCTTATATAGCTACGTTATATCTAAACCAATCTGGAACGATAGAGTTAGTCCAAGTCATAGAGAAACGCTCTTGCTTGGTTTGATAGAACTTACGGTATGAACCGATAGGATCTGAATGGTCAATACATTCTGGTGATGCACCCATAGCAAGTCTAAAAGGTGTGCGCTCATTACTGTAGTTAGTCATTACAGGTGGGCGGCGTAGTATATCACGCAGTTTAGTATCTGTCATGTGCACCTTACCATAACGTTTGGTATACTCATCGCATAGAGCAATGAAGTGTTTGTAATGCCAATTGTAATTAGAATTAGTTTCCATAGTCCATACAGTACATGGGTGACCAGTATGCACAGCTTTGTATAGTGCTTTTTCCATAATAGGATCTGATAGCTCCCAATACTTAGACATAGTCTTGCCTGATTGTGATGGACGTTTTGTTAGTTTACCGTCTAACATACGGTGTGCAGTAGATAGCATTTGACCACTTTCTAGGATCATTTTAACTACATGTTTATCGCACTGCATCTGTGCTGATTTGACAGGACACTTATCTAATATAAAGATATTCATAATACTCTCCACCTTTGCTAACAATGTTATCTTATTATACACACAATCAGCAAAGGTGTCAAGTGATTCCTTTAGATTAATTTAACTTATTTTGCTCCGACACTACATCCGCTATGTGCTGATCAATGAACTCTTTCTTTAACATAATCTTATGGACTAAGTCGCTTCTACCCTTTTTAGCCAGTTTCTTTGAATATGTTGTTAGTTCACGTGAGTCTCTTTTGAGACGCTCAATTTGTGCTGATATCATATTAGTTAGTTTTCCTTAAAGTAAAAAAGGCCAACCCATTAATGGGATGACCTCGGTTAGTTGGTTACAGTTTTTGGTTATTCATTAGCCAGAGGCATCCTTGAGTAATCCTGGGAAGGATTCATAAACAACTTTTCGGGTCAAACCCTTCATCCGTTTCTTATTGATCATATCAATCACCAAGAGCGCATCTTTGGGATGTATGGCTTCTAAGATTTCAACAAACAAGTTCTCTCTTCGAATAGGCGGCAAGTTGTCACCGGGTCCACCTTTTACAAAGTTGACAAACTTCTTATGTTGTTTTGCTAGGGATGATGGTGCGGAACCTTCTACGTTAGGCGTATATGGTGGAGCACCTTTTGGTAAATTCCACTTTACTGTCTCGTCCATGGTTCCACGAATAATGTCCTTTAAAGGCCATGATTCATTCTTTTTAAGAATCTTAATTCGATCCTCTTTTGTCTCTGCATTTAGAACGTCTTGCAGAACTTCATAAACTAGTGTCATGTTAAATAAACTCTCCTACACTTTCAATTAATAATCTACATCGATTAGTCAAGAGATAATTAAGAACCTTAGTATTATTAGCTGAAGGGTCTTGACTATCGTAGTTATTTATAATATCTTGTTTTACACTTTCTGGACACTCTTTGAGGTCTATCAGCTTACGATTACGATGTATGTTACGTAGGACTTCGTCTCCTAGTGCAGATGGATCTTCCATAAGCATTGCTTTCTTTTTAGCAGTTAAGGTATTCTGTCTACGTTCATCAACAAACACATTATCGTCACTCAGTACATTAGGAACACCATCAGAAGCATCACCTTTAAGGATATGATCTTCTAAAAAGAAACGTGGGTTTGGCTCTACTATCATCTTTTTTGTGACAGGAGAATACTGTTGCACATTCTTCAGTGTTTGTAGTTGAGCAAAGTCTTTATCACCAGATATAATCATCACTGGCTCATAGCAACCAAACTCTTGTGTGTTGTAACAAATTTGCGCAATAGAATCATCGGCCTCACAACCTTCTTGATGTACGACTCGATATGGAAAGTTATCACGGATCTCATCACGAATAAGATTGATACAACGAAACACTTCATTCCAATCAATACTACCTTCGTCACGTGACTTCCTACGCTTATGTTTGTATTGTGGAAAGATATCTTTGCGGAAGTTTCCTGTACCATCAGCAACAATACATACCTCACCAAACTCTTTAAAGTATTTGGCACGATACATACGGATCTGGTTAAGAATCATATGCCGTAAAGCATCTTCAGTTGGATCTACCTTTGACGATAGAAACGTACTTACCGCAATAGCATTGTAATCAATTAATATCATATGAACTCTTCCATTCCAACATCACGATTATCGATGATAAAGCTTTCTAGTAGATTACTACTATTTGCTTCAGTAACCCATTTCATTGCTTCTTTATTCGATGTAAAGTAAGCTTCTTTGGATACACCATTAAATAGCATGTATTTTGCAACAAACATTTTCTGTTTTACCATTCTTTATAATCTCCACATTCTTCATTATATTCAAATCCCATACAGTATGCATGAGTCTCATCGGCAGTCAGCCCATTATCTTTATCGATACGTGGTAGGTTGTGAGTTCCGTTAGGATACTTGTGAGGACTATAACCCCTACGATAATAAGAATCCATAATGCCCCTGTCAAAAGGTCCTCCATGAATACCGTCAAACTCTTGACCTTTATATGTTATGATATCATCCATTCGAATCACTCCTATTTGTTATCATAACTAATATAGCATATGACAAATAGCGTGTCAAGTGTTAATCGTAACCTTTCATTACAACCTTTCGCATTTGACGTTCTTCCCAAGCTTCTTCGAAACCTTCTAATCTATAACAGTATTCGTGGTTTCCCCACATACGTAACAGGTAGCTATCATAGATCCTTTGGATTTCGTCTAAGTCATATACCTCTGGTATCAGATGACCTTTGACTGCCCAATGCAGTTCGTTAGCTCTTTTAACGTCTACCATTGATCATTTCCGGGGCTAAATGGGAAACGTGCTTTGAGTGGCACTTTAACCCTATGAATTCATTATAATAATTCGGGTCAAAAAGGACGTTTTTATCAAATTGTTCTTTAGCTTCCATATAAGACATTTCCCCCTTACTTGTACATAAACGCACGATAGAACGGCTAAAACGTTCTGCAACGTCTTCTGTCAGTATTTGTTTGATTGCTTCGTTGGATCCGTAGTATTCCATCCAATCGGATTCTTTTACTACGATACGTTTTCTAGTCTTTCCCTTGAGTGGGGCTAGTCGGCGTTTAGACCAAAAGGTCTTCTTACCGATATACTTCATACCGTTAGCGGTATCAGTAATTTCATACACAAAACCCACCCATTGGGATAACTCCTCGTGGGTGGGCTTAAATTCTTTATTTTCATATAACCACATAGATCACCTCATATTACAGTGCTATTTAGTAGTCATCTTCCTCGTCATATCCGTCTTCTTCAATAATAACTGGATGTCCACACATGGGACAGTGGTTGGGGTCTTCGCCTGATATTACTTCCACTAGTGTCTCTTCGCCACATATCGGACATTCAATCTTAGTTGCTCTTGCCATTGTGTTCCTTCTTATGCCTCACATGCCGCACAGTTCATGATGTCTCTTACCAGTTCTTGTGCTGGATTAGCAGACCTCTGATAATAAAACGTCTTAACACCTAATTTCCAACCCTCAATAATCAATGCATTTACATCTTTAGCGGATACATCGGGGTGAATCATAATGTTTAAACTTTGTGCTTGATCTATATATTTCTGCCTTGCACCTGCCTGTTGGACAATTACTAGTGGTGTGATTTCACTGAACGTCTTAAATACACTCTTTTCGTTATCAGAAAGAAAGTCTAGGTGCTGAACAGATACGCCATGCTTTAGGATAGACATCCATACTTCTTTATGATCTACAGGGTATTCGTTAATCACTGCATCAAGATACGGATTACGATATGTAAACTTACCTTTGGCAAGATCTTTAGTGAAGTAGTTAGATGCTAACGGTTCAATAGATGGCGATACTTGACCTAAGATGAAAGAAGAACTTGTTGTCGGAGCAATTGCACAAGTTGTGAGATTGCGCATACCATAACCAAGCATACCTTCTGGTTCGCCATATTCGATAGCCAACTCTTTAGATGCGGCATGGGAACGATCTTCAATAAACTTAGAAATCTCTACGGTGAGCATATGTGCTTCAAATGACTCAAATGGGATCATTCTAGATTGTAGATATGAATGCCAACCAAGTTGACCAAGACCTAATGCTCTCCAACGTCTAGCAAAATTGTTTGATGCTTCCATAAACTTGATACCATCAGTCTTTTCGATGTACTCTTCCATAACTGCATCAAGGAACCAGATCATAACTTCAACAGCATCTGTTTCTTTCCACTCGTCATACTTGAGCAAATTCATAGAAGCTAGGTTACATACAAATGATTCATCTTCTGATGATGGTAGTGCAATCTCTGAACATAGGTTAGATGCCCAAATAGGGATATTCTGATCACGTAGTGCTTTAGGACGTGCATTGTTTACTGTGTCTTTAAAGAACAAGTAAGGGTATCCACTTTCACGGCGTTTACGTAAGATCCTTGCCCAAATGGTACGTTTGTCAGCATCTCCATCAATCATAGACTGCATCCACTCATCACCAATCGTAACACCAAGGCTTAGATTGATAATAGAAGAACCCTCTTCACGACACTCAAGGAACTCCATGATGTCTGGACTTTCAATGTCAAGATATGCCGCAAAGGATCCTCTACGAACATTACCCTGTGCAACCACATCTACAGTAGTTTCAGTTAAGTTCATAAAGTGTACAGGACCATCTGCCGTACCACCTGATTTGATAGGTGTGCCACGTGAACGTAATGCACCAAAGTAACCCGAAGTTCCTGCACCCATCTTTGTTTGCATTCCAACTTCAGCAACCTTACCTAAGATGCTTTCCATGTCATCATCAATGAACACACCATTACATGAGATAGGTAATCCCTTTTGTGTTCCGTAGTTAGCCCATACAGGACTTGATAGTGAATAGAAACCACGACTCATATAGTCATAGAACTTATCACTCCAACCTGTATCTTCAATGCCAAGAGACTTCTCTGCCGCTTGTGCAATGTTACGTACTCTTTCTTCAACGGTCATGTTACCGTCAATGTATCCACGAGACAGGAATGTCCGTGAATCTTCGTTAGCCCATTCAAAGCCCATTATCTACTCCTCAAAATAAGTCATCGGCGGAAATGCCTTTACCTTTTGCATACTCAACAGGACGTTTCTGGAAGAAGTCTGTCATGTTTGCACCATACAGTTCTTCATCAAACCAAAAAGTCTCTTCAATGTGTCCTTCATCATATACGATTTCAGAACTATCTATGCCAATAGAATCCATGCTGTCTGCCATGCGTTTTGCAATGAAAGACTTTAGGATATCAGCACTTAGTCCGGGTGCAGAGTGTCCGTCCATAATCCAATCAATTACTTTGCTTTCTGCACGTAGAGATTCTACACACTCTTCTTTGATACGCTGTTCCATTTCATCATCAAACAATTCTGGATACTCTTCACGCAATGTTTGAATCAGCTTGATACCCACTTGAGCATGTAGCATCTCCTCATTACGTGTATATTGTACTTGTTGTGCACAGTCCTTCATCACTGCCTTATTACGATTCATGTGCATAATGATATAGAACTGCGAGAACAGACTAACATTTTCTACAAACAATGTAAAGAGGGCAATTGAATAAATGTATTGTTTACGTGCATCTTTGTAAACTTTCTTATTGTACTTACGAAGATAATCCACACGACCTTTAATAACGTCAACGTTTAGGTTCTCCTCAAATACATGAGTAAGATGCAATACGTCTAGGATCTTTTCATATGCCATATTGTGAATGACTTCTGAGTTAGCCATAGCGTAACCAAGATCTTTGATTGATGGGTGTGGTAAGTTATTGCCTACATCTGCCCAAAAGGATTTAACTGCGATTTCGATCTGACCAATTGCAGACATTGTTTTAACAACAACTTGCTGTTCTGCGGGAGTTAAATCATTTTTAAATTGTGAATAGTCTGAGCGGAAATTGAATTCTTCGGGTGTCCAAAAGCCTTTCCATATCGCCTCAATGAACTGTTTAGTCCATGGATAGAGATCTGGCTTTCTTGAAATTTGTTCTTCGAACAGCATGTAGGGGATTCTCCATAGAAAATGGGATGAGAGGATACTCATCCCAATTGGTAGTATTATATAGCATTATTGAGTCTTTGTAAATAGCTAAATGTAGTAAATAATCAAATTAATTCACTACATGTGACACTATTCCTCAGTTGGCTCTTCCTTTGGATCTAGAGCTTCCTCATAGTATCCAACAATAGCCTGAGTGTCTTTGATGTATCGGCGTAGGTCACCAATGCCTAGTGCTAGGTTCTCATATCCTTTAGGTGTAATAGCAAAGAAGACTGGTTGTCCAGTATCGTCTTGAACTCTCTGTAGGAATTCGTCAACGTTATCTCCATTAACCACATACCAATCTACAGGTGGCATAGCCACACCTTTAGGTCTGGCTTGGATAGGCACAGATTGTTGCACAAATTCTGTTTGCGTAATTACCTTCGGTTCTACGTTACTGCCCAGACACCCCATCAGCATCATCGGTGTCAGTAGGAGGAGATGTTTCATCTTCAATTCTTTTAATAAGTCTAGCGACTGCATTGTCAACCCTTTCTTCCAAACCTTGTGGGTTTGTTATAGCTTCCATAGTTAAATCAATCTTCGAGAATTTACTTCTCAAAGCATCCAAGTGTACTTGTGAGTTCTGTAGTGCTTTAGTTAGGTTTGCATTTAATGCTTCATTACGTTCTGCATTCTCTGTCATCTCTTTGATGGTGTTAGCCTGTGTAACTGTAACAGCTTCTAACTTCACATTGTTCTCACGAAGTGTGTTCATAGTCTCTTGAGACCATAAGTAATATCTGTATCCACCATATCCACTGGATCCTAAGATAGATACTAGGATTATGAATAGGTATACTTTAGCCATTCTTCCAACCCTCTTGAAACTTTCTAAATCTCTTTAACAACACTGGTTGTTTCTTTTTAGAATGTCTTTTATCTGTTACACTAATCTCTTTAGGTTTAGGTACTGCATTGGGTGCCATATCAACACCGCCATGTGCCACTGAGTTAGTAGGTGCATCTTCTTTAATCATCTGATTAATTCTCCTGCCGTGATGTAGATCTCTTTACCTGTTCTCATATGAGTTACCTCATAAATGTCCAATCCTAGGACATCTCCGATAGGGAAAGAGTCTTCTTTAATTCTTACCTGATCTCTTTTGGTAACAACTTCTTCACATGTATCATTAATTACTTTGTCACCATTTACCCTGTACACGCCAGGGGATAATTGTTTATTCTCTAATACAAACCACTCACTATCTTCTGCCATAAAGTCTAGTGTATCTATACCACTCTCCTTTAAGATCTTTTCGAAGTTAGATACTCCATACTTCTCTTTAAGAAGATATAGTGCGGCGGCATACGAACCAAATCGTTTTCCTGGTATTAGTTTCTTAATATTAAATACGAGCTTATGGAATGCATTGTGTGCACTCTTTTCTTCTGGTGTAGAAGCTTTCTTTAGAACCTTACCTTTATCATCAATAAGACCCATCTCATACGCAGTCGTGTTCTCAAAAGGCGTTGTTAAAAGCCTGAGAAAACGCAATGTATAGACTAGGTCTCCTGCTCTTGATAGTATGCCCATTTATATATTCCTTAACCTTTCGACCACTATAGGATCCATAGGCACATTAGTGATTTCTTCATTCGTAATGTACCGTAGAAAAACCAAGAAGGGTTTAATGACACACATTTGGTCATCTGTCAATTTGATCCTCAACATAGCCACACCTGGCTGTACACCGAACACATTATGAATAACAATCAGATGATTGAGTATTAGGCGGTCAGCCAGATATCCTGTTTCAGTAAATCTGTTCACCAACCGCTTAACGTATTTCAGTCTCTTTAAGTCTTCTATAAACTCTTCATGATCCGATCCAAGTGGATTGTAATAATGCTTGGCGGCATATAGTGGGATGTTATCCTCAGTTAATTGTATTTCCATAGACTACTTCACTTTGATTATGATTTCAGTACTTTCTTAACTGTATCTATCAAAGTTTTTTTACCCTTCCTACGGTCAAGTTCGATACCATTTTGACGACCTAATGCCTCAAGTTGTACCTTAGTCATGTCTTCCAAATTACCCGGAACAGGTGCTTCGTTTAACATAGCTGGTTCTTCGATTGTAGGAACTTCCACGATTACTTCTGGTTCACCATTAATATGATTCATATATTCATCTACCTGTTCTTGAGTGAAGCGCATAGGCTTCAAGATCTCTCTACGTGCGTGATGTTTCCATCCACGAACAGTTGGAATAGCCTTTGAGCACCACTGTGGGGGTTTAATCATTTACATTTTTCCTTCTGGCTTATCAGCCTTCAAGTCACCTTGCTTATTGTCTCCAGGGCGAAGTGCGGCTGGTTTAGTTGGGTTATCGATAGCTTGTTTATTCTTTTTGATTGCTACTGCGATATCAGCTACATCTGACTGTTTGTCTGCAACTCCCATCTTTTCGTGGTCATCAACAAACTTCTTCTCTTCACCAGATTGATTATCTTCTGGATCCATAGCTTTGACAGCATTCTTAGTCTGGTCAGCACGTGCCTTTTCCATGATACGGTTGTAAACAACCCATTTCTTATTTTCTTTAGTTTCGACTTTAGTATCAGCTTTAGGATTCATAACTGCTTTCTCCGATCCACCCTTTTTAACATCAGGGTTCTTTGGACAATCCTTTGCGTGGTTCTCTGTTGATCCATCGCACTCAGAACAAGGAGTAGTTTCGTCTTTTTCTTCCTTAGCCATATCTTTACTAATAGCTTTACGGCGTTTATGAAGGTACTCATCAGACGAGTCAGTGTCACCATCGTTATCGATATCTTTATCTTTACGATCTTTGAACTTCTTCTTAGCGGCTTTAGGATCTGCTTTATCCAGACCTTCACCATCATCAGACTTGTCGTTAGAAGCATCTTCTTCTACTTCTTCCTTCTTGTCCCAAGGTGCCTTCTTAAGAGACACTTTGTCCTTTGATTTAGCATCTTTAGCGGCTTTCGCCAATGCTCTTTGTTTTGCATTTGCTTCTTGGACTTCTGCGTATGCATCGCCCAACTTTGTCATTACATCTTTATCCATGTGATTTTCCTTTACATCCACAATTGGGCGGCGATTGATCCCGAAATAGCAACAATTGCTATCCAGAATAGTTTATTAATAGTTTGTACAGTACGAGCATTATCATCGCACATCTTTTCAATTACATCAAGCTTCTCTGAGAACTTGTTCATACGATCCCATGAACGTTCTCTATATTCGTTGTAAGCGTCCATTTTCTCTTCAAAACGAGCCAATGACACTAAGACATCGCTCATCTTATCCATCTTTGTTTCGATCCGATCTAAGCGTTTCTTCCAATCTATATCTGACATGATTTAACACTTCCATCTTCTGAGAGACATGGCTTTACGAGTAGGTCTGCCTTTTTCGTCTTTCATAGGACCCTTAACTCCACTCATACGAGCACAGAATGATTTTCTACGACCAGCATCTTTACTGCCGGGTTTGACTTTACCAGTAACTGCGGTCTGGAGTTTACTTCCGGGGTTCTTACGTCTATATGCCGCAACACCCTTCTTAGTCATTCCAGCACCATCTTTGGTTGCTATTTTATGGCCTTTGGCATCTTCGCCCCTTGCTTCAGCCATATACTTTTTAAAACTTATCACTTGTTCCCCCATCTGGATATATTTTAACGTAACTTGCAAATGAATATTTTGCAAGGGTCTCAGATTTAGTTATTTCCTCTTTAACAGGTTCAACAACCGATTCTATCTTTTCTACCGATTTCAACCATTGACGTGTACGTCCTGTGGCTGTCTCGACAATAACATAGTTGGCACCAAGTACTGAGATATTACCTACCTCATTGGTGTCTTTTATTATGACGGACTCTCCTACCGTGAATAGGTCTCCGTTAACAAAGGCTTCACGTTCCTCAGAAACTGATTCGAGTTCTACGTGGTGCCTAAATGATGCTTGCTCTCTAATACCCATAGCGTTACGGATATCACTGAACAGTTTCTTTGCATCAGAATTGCTTAATGGTTTAGGGAGACCTTGGGAGAAAGTTGTAAAGTCGTTTGCTTTTGCACTTGCTCTTTGCTTACTAGCAGATGCGCCTTCAGCACCGTCTGCATCTGGATCTCTTTCACCAGCCGATACGACTGTTATCTTCTTAAAGTTATAGAAACCGTGTCTAGACTTGGTTCCATTATACTTATTCAATAGTATATCAAATTCGTTTACACGATCAGATCCTACAACCATTACGATAGTTTTGAAACCATCGTTATATAATGTTGTTGCAATATCAAATACCGTCTTAACTTTATTATTAATCATAATTTGACGAGCATGCTTTGGGAACATCTTACGAGCATACTTTACCTTGTCTTTGTATGACAAAGGATTCTTATTCTTATCTTGGCTTTGTGATAGATACACCCTATAAGGATTTCTACCCGCAGTTGATGCCAGTTTCTTCAATAATTTCTCATGACCAATAGTCGGAGGATTCATTCTACCAAAGGTAAAATAAACAGCTTGTTCCTCTTCAACTAAGAACTGGCTAAATGATGCGATTGCCATAAGTAATACTACTTTCCACGTTTTCTTGCTATCTCTGCCTTACGTACATCTTTCATCATACGTTTTGCAATATTATTTATACGTGGTTTCATCTTATTTAAACGCTTCTCAATCTCTGCTTTACGTGCAGGAGTCATGTCTTTTTTAGGACCGTCCTTGGCAATCTTAAGAGCCATTTGGTTACGAGCCTGTCTTTGTGCACGTTTCTTCAGTTTATCAGTAGAAGCTATCTTATTTGCCGCTCTTCTGCGACCCATCTTCATTTTAGTCTTATTCTTACGTGCCGCTATGCCACGATCCCTACGTTGTTTAATGGATAGAACTTCATCCACATCTTCAACTTCTTCGTTAGGTTGCATTATAGCTTTTGCACGTGCAGTAGCTTGGGGCGTACCTTCTTGGTGTTTATTAGGATCGTAACAATCTTCTTGGAATTTTAGGAATGATTTCATTTCTTTACCTTATTTAACCTACTACGAAGAGCTTTAAGATCTGTTTTAACACTTTTAGTCTGTTTGTCAAGATCTTTTCTGTTAATACCCGATTTACGTAATGACTTGAGTGTCATTGCCAATTCATCAACATTATCCTCATCGAATTTGATGTTAGGATACTTCTTACGGAAGGCGGCATGATCTGCGGCGGCGGCTTTCTGACGAGCGGCGGCTTTCTGTTGGTCTGTTTTGTTTTGAGAATGAGTTTTATTCATCTTATTTGCAAAAGATGTACCCTTTACACCTTTACGATGTAATAGACCTCTGCTACGAGGACCGTTAAACTCTTGTACAGACTCCTCAACAGGATTGTCACGAAGACGTGGCTCTCTACGATTGACTGACGGATCTTCAAGACGCAAGTTCTTAGGATCGTTGTTCAGTGGATCATTATCCTTATGTCCAACATCTTTACCCTTGACATTCATCTTTTTAGCCATTAGTCTACGTGCCTTGTTACGAGAAGAACGCTTCTCGATTTGCTCAGGCTTGCCTTGGTAGTTTTCGTACTCTTTGGCGTAGTTTCGTTCTAAGAACAACTTAAAGGTTTTCATTATTTTTTACTCTTTTCAATGTCAAGAGTTTTAGGATAATTCTTATCACCGGGCTTAAGTTTTGGTTTACCAGCTTTCCTACGAGCATGCATATTATCCCACAGACCGGGCTTTTTAGCTTCGTTAGCTTTGCTCTTTTGAAATGCTTTGTATTCTTTACGTCTCGCATTATCAGCATCTCTTGCTTTAGGAGTAAGTTTGCTGTTTGCTTTACCATGAGCCATAACCTTCTTACCCATAGGTGTAAGGTTACCCTTTTTGTCATACATTTGATTAATAAGCTTCTTTTCAGCAGAAGTGAGTTCTTGCACTACTTCTTCTTTAGGAACACAATTAGGGACTTCTTTGCCCCCCTTCATTTTAGTTCCTACTTGTTTATGAGTATCCCAACATGGATCCTCAGATAAGTCTCTGAATTCTAAGTTTTCTAGAATTTTATCTCTGAATGTCATTTGTCATCTTCCTGGTTTGTCCCATCCTTTTAATGTATCGGGTGAAAAGTTGTTGTAGGAGAACTCCATACGATCAACGATTTTCACTGCATCACCGCCAAGTTTATCAATTGCTACATAACCCTCTTCACCAGTTACTTTGTAACCAGTTTTGGTCTTAACGAAGGTTTTAGTTTTACTTAGTTTATTAAGACTATTTATAAGTTTTAATTTGGCTAATACAATAAGTTTTTGCATTTCAAACATACGAATTAAAGATTGTTTGTTAGCAGGTGAGAAGAACGACAATAACTCGTTTAAAGCATCTCTACGTCTGTTCTTACCCTTTTCGGTCTTTAGCTTGTCTATTTCCTTTTGGTATTTGCCTTTGATCCAACGGATGAGACCTGCGGTATGAGTGGTTGTGTTTTTGATGATCGTCCCACTTCTGACAAACGTGTTGTTGTACTGTTCAATATGTTGTGCGAGGACTTTGTTCGATTCGAGACTCCGTAGAGTTGTTCCTGAGATGGTATTGAATAGTTTACCACACTCGCTAAGGATCTTAGTAACATTCTCAGTTTCCTTTGCAGTCATTGTCATAGATGTCATATCTCTTAACATAGCATCTTGTGACCATACGTTTCGGGATTTCTTGAAGTTGGATACATCTACTCCATAGGAAGCTCTAAGGCTTTCAAAGTCGTTACCGCTATAGGATGTGTGCCAAACGATTCCAATTTGTGCGCTTTTGATTTCTCTTGCGGCAGTACTATTAGCAGGAACAGCATAGACAATAGTGTTAGGATGAAAAGTGATGAGATCTTCACCGTTTATCTTCTCCTTTTTTGTGTCTCCAGGGCCAAACAGAAAGTCGCCTTGGATTATACCTTTAATCCCCAAAGATGGTAGATACCTCAATGCCGCCTTAAGTTTATCAGCTAGATCACCTTTAGTGTCAGCATCAACTTCGGCGGCAGTCTTATATACCTTGGGGTTCTTATTAAATATGCCTTTCTTGGCAACAAAGAATTCACCATCATTAGGGTCAGTCCCACAGAAGATCGCAGGAGCACCATCCCATTTGATAGAGACGTTACCTTTGTGAGCACCACCTAACATATCACGTAACTCACGCAATGCGTTGATAGCTTGTCGAGTACCATCAACACCACCATAGAGAACCTTATCCTCAATGTGTGTCATATGAGTATTCTTTTGCTCAGTAAGCATTGATTCATTAAAGGATAACATTAGGCACGACTATCCCAGAATGTTTTGCTTAGTTCACCTCTAGTTCTAGTTGTGTCACCAACTTTACGAACTTCAGTGTACACCTGATGAGCACCTGATCCAGAACCAAATGTTCTAACACCATTGGTTTGTTTTAACCATAGTGCACGATGAGGAGAACCCACCCCCGGATCCGAAGGTGAGTTGTTGTATTCCCATTGAGGGTTATTTGGTACTGCTACCCATGCCATGTTCTGTCCTTACTTTAGTGGATTCTTTTTACGTGTTTTAGGCTTAAGGGAATACTTACTGTCTGGCATCTTCATGATTTTCAACTCAGCTTGCACTTCATAGTACTGAGATCTAGTCGATACACGCACTTTAAATGCACCTATTCCAGATAGTAGAGGTATGTTTCCTTTTAATTTAAGAGGGTTGGTTCTACCAACCATATAGAAGTCATCACCCGCTTGCATATAGAATGCAGGTTCTGCTTTATTATTCAAGTAGTGATCTGTGATAACCTCACCAAGATTTACATTAGGCAACGATGTAAGATACCTATTAATCCCCGGTTGAGAAAAGTATTCCTTCATTACATTTAAAGGAACTGCATCCTTATCCTTCAAACCTGTTTTGGTTGTAGGGATCTTGGGGTTCTTGATACCACTGAATTCAGAGATAGCTTTGATAAACTGCTTGGCAGAGTCCGACTTGTTCATAATCTCAACTGCTTTATGAGCAGACTTCATACTATAAGTAGTTGCCCACTTTCTACCATCAAAGTAGATACGTGGATTTGCCAAGTTGTCGGTGTGATTCATCTTGACCTCAAGCCAAGACTGTTCTCCACCTTCTGATTTTATAAGAACATCAGAATACTTAGTACTGACCTTCGGACGTTCTGCCGACCAGTCTTTCATTGCATTGACATAGTCAGCAACTTCTTTTTCGTACCTATCGGATTGACGAGTTTCTAGTAATACGTCACCCTCATCCCTGATATCTAAAATCGTTTTCAAAGTAATTCTCCTTGTTGCTTCTATTTATAACATTTATTTCCTACGAATGTAGGCTTTATCACCAACTCGTTCTACAAAGAATTGATATTGCTCAAAGTTGTCATCCATCAAATCTATATTCAATGTACGAATGGTAGCTTGCAGAGAAATAAACTCTGCTTCGCTAACATCTTCGGCATATAGGTCTGGATCACGTTTGTCCATAACTAATTTCATACTCATCTCCTATGAAGCCAGTGCGTATTGCACTGCCTTCTCTGCCGCTTTGATCTTGCGGTTTTGGTTTGCACCGAACCACTGACTGTGTAATCGGTTTTCTGCGTTACGACCTTGAAGGTGGTCTGTAACATATGTTACTGAATTGAATGCTTGCCACCAAGATCCTTCAGCATAGTTAGCACCCGGTTGACTTTCCAACACATCGTAGCAGTTACGTGCCTGACGTGATAGATCATCAATTGAATTAACTGATGCAACCTTACGTTTGCTATCTGTGTGTGGGTACACTTCGTTGTAGAAGTTGATGAGTTCTTCGGCACCATAACGGCGTGATCCAATGAACTGAGCCATCTCTTTATACTTCTCAAACTTCTGGTGTGCGATACCCAAGTGCTCTTTAGCCTGTTGTGGGTCAAAAGCTTTACGGTGTGACACTTTCTCAACACGCTTATCGTTAGCGTTAAGTGACATAGTCAATGTGTTATTACAAACCACACGTACAGGTGTGAAACGTACATCAATTGATTTGCCGTACATGTGTGGATTAGAGAACAGTAAGAATGATTCTACTGTATCATCACCAAACACATCGAAGCTTTCTTTGACCTTAGCCAAAGCCCATACCTGTTGACCACCCTTAAGCGATCCTGCGGTATGCATCTCCATATCCCCTGCGGCAATGTACTCTGCAAAGAATTCAAATGCAGTTTCGTTTTGCACAGGGTTCCAGTTCTCACCAACATTGGTCAAAACTGAGTTATCAGAGGTACGGATAAGAGACTGTTGACCAGTCTTGATCTGTTTACCATTGACGTTTACATATGAATCATGCTTTTCAACTTCCCAATCCAGACCCGCTTTGCGCATCATCTGTACTGGTGTCAATTCGTTAGATACCTTTGTACCCAAACCATGCCAAGGTGTATCACCCGCATAAGCCATTTGAGCAACACCGTCGATAATTTCTACTTCATGTGACATTGTATTCTCCATTATTTGTTTTCATAACTAATATATCATATTGATTCGGTCTTGTCAACCCCTAATCTTTGAATAAGGGTTCCGTGCACTTATGTGTACTTTGCCAGAAGTCTCCTTCAACCCAATCTAACTCATTAGTGATCCCCTTCTGGAACCACGCACCATCCCTAGACCCTGCGAATTTCCACAGAAGTTCTTTGGTGGCGGCTTGTATAGCACGTGTATAAGTTCCGTGCTCTTCACTCCAAGTTACGCCATATGCGTTGAATGTATAGACTTCCATAATATATCTCCTAAGCGAACATTGGTTGCATGTTTGAGAACACTGCATTGTATGCATTTACTTCGTATTCATAGTTCTCAAAGAATTCGTCATCTTCTTCACCTGATGCACAGTGCTCTTCCCAACAACGTTGCATAGCATTCATGCCTTCAAGAGTATCACCACATCCGTGGGCTTTCATAGCATTCCAACCCTCTTGGAAGGAAACTTCGTCTTGGTAAAAATTAGGAATTCTAAACATGTGATTCTCGCTTTCTTTGTTTCTATACCTACTTTATAGCGTATAGATTCGCAGTTGTCAAGAACTAATTTGTTTTAATAACGATTTATTTTGATGTTGCTCTAAAGATCCCATCCCAATCCTTTGGGAGATCTTGTGTCTTCATATACTTACAACGTTCAATCCAGATGTCATAATAGTCATCCATATGACCTTCAAACTTGCCTTTCAGATCTTTACAAATCTCAATAGCCGAATCAAAATGTTGTGTTCCATAGAAGTTATGCATGGTGTTGTGATTGAGCATATCCGCACCATGTTTGTTACGGTCAATATCTAATACCGTATATATCTCTAAACCCACACTCTTACCTTTAACTGCAAGATCGTCTAGTTTGAGATAGAAGAAATCATCTTCTGTTAGGTTGTAGGTATGGGGTCCTACAATTAAAAGAACCCCATACCCTTTGCATGCGCTTTCTAGTCTTGCGGCTGTACTGACACTGTCTCCGAGGATATCATAGGAGTGTCTGGATGTAGAACCCATCTCTCCAATATAACCAAGGCCAGTATTAATGCCGGCACCCATACCCACTTGCGGTTTACCTTGTTCCATAAGTTTTTCATTAAATTTCTCCACTGCTTTAAGCATGTTTAGTCCTGTCTGAACTGCCGTTTTCGGATGGCTAGGATCATTAACAGGAGCGTTGTGTATGTGCATAGTTGCGTCACCAATGTATTTGATGATCATTCCACTTGCATCTAACACAGGTTGTGTAATTGCATCCATATAATTGTTCATCACTGTTGTCAAACCTTTAACATCATTTCCGAACGATTCACCCAATGGGGTGAAACCTCTAAGATCAGAGAATACAATACTTACTTCTTTCTTCTGACCTTCTTTAATTAGTTGTGGGTTCTTCTGTAGGATCTCCACAACTTCTGGTGAAGCATATCCACCAAATTGTTTCTTAATAGCTTGTTTCTCTAAGAATTCTCTAACAAACTTAATACCATATACTTGTAGTGCTATGATTACAAAGACAATGGTAGGGGCTGTTACATCTATTAACATCTTTTCTGTAGCATACATGTGCATTGAATATGGTATAACTGATCCAATAAGACCTACTGTTGCTATCAGCCCTACTATCATCCATTTGCTTAATGCGATTAATAGAAGTCCACCAACCACAAGACCAAGTAGTTCTGCCATAGAAGCCCAATCAGGACGTTGAATGTTAGTTCCGTTAAACATTGTTCCTAGAACTGCCGCTTGTACTTCACCAGAATATACAGATCCTATGGCTGTAGGCGCTGGGTTGGTTATACCTGCGGCTGTCACGTCCACGATAACAACTGCACCACCAAAGTCTTTAGGAAGATCTGTTAAGGATACTCTCTTACTCTTTTGACTCCAATCAATCCATACACGACCTTCACTGTCTGTAGGGATAATACCAAACTGTGGTATTCTCATCTTCTCTACACCATTGGGTTGCATT